GTTAAGGGAGCCTACGCGCTCGGGTATGCGACGCCGTCGTAGCTCCAGCCCACCCAGTCTTCGTTTGTCTGGCTTTCAGTGACTTTGGTCACGATCACCTTTCCAGTCACCCCGGTTGGCTCTCCTGTGGATCCGCCAATGACGACGCCAGAAGGAAGGTCGCCCTTGCCCTTCACAGAAAACGCAAAGCTGGTGTCCACGTTTCGAGCGGCACCATGTGTTCCGTCTTTTTTGATGAGCTCTTTGACTTCAGCGGTCAGGCTGACATCAACGGACTCGACGTACTCCCCAGTGATTTTAGTGATTCCGAAAGTGCTCATATGGTTTAGTCAAAAAGAGTTCCCACAACTTCCGAGGTAGGAAAGTCGTCGTTGGTTTCGTTGAATTTCGTGCTGGTCAGAGTCAAGGTGGAGAAGTCCGCAGCGGAAGGGACAACGGTTGCCAGTGCGGCGGCGCCCTTGGATCTCACGGTGATTGTGGTTTTGCTCCTAGGCTTTTGCCTGGCCTCTTCCACTTTGCCTTCCGGCCCCTTGATTGTGGCAGTTTCGCACTCCTGTGTTTTTTCGGAGCTTTGCAAAAAGCCCGTAGGCGCGGTGACTCCAAATGTGCTGGTTACTCCAAAGGTAGGCATGTGTTTTTAGGGTTGCGGGCCGTAGCCCATAGTGAATTGCAAATTGGTCACCCAGTGCCGTTCTGTGTTTTGAGCCTCTGAGCTTGTTGGCACAACGCCGTAGACCTGCACCGCAGAACCTGCGCCAGTGACACCTTTGATGGCGTCTGTCACTTGCTGCACTAGCTCAATGTGCTGTTGCACCGTGGATTCGTCTGCCTGGCTCATTGCGGCCACCGTCAGCGCCCCACGTTGCAGCGGGCCTCCAACAAGCGCGTCTCCACGAAGGTCGAGCAACACGCACGGGAGCGTGATTGACTCGCCATCGTGCGGAAGCCCGATGTAGATGCCGGGGAAGTCCGGTGCGATCTCGTCGCGGATCACTTCGCACGTTAGCAGGTCGATCATCGGCTCGGATCCTCCAGGTACAACGTCCACGAAATAGGATCCTCGCCAATGTCACCGATGCGCAGCTCCCTGCCGTTAAGCGTCAGCTTTGTGCCCTTTACAGGAGTCGGGAAGCCAGCTTTTTCGAGACGGGCAGAACCAGCAAAATGCGACTCGAAACCACCGATGGTCAGCGTCTGGCTTTCCTTTTCACTCGCCACTGCAAACACCGTCACGCCTTGATAGACAACGGTGTCCGCTTGCATGTAGCCGATAGCGTCGGCCATTGCGGCGGCAGTGATGGCGAGAAACTCGGACATTAAATCAGGCTCTCTTTGTTGCGCTTAGAAGCGGGACGCGGTGGAGGTTGAACATTCACCACCACCAGCGGGCGACCCTTTTTCCGGTCAGGACGATTAAGGATGTGCAGCGAAAGCTCTCCCTTGTCGGGAGTCATCGTCTTAAATTCGCGCACTGCCGCGTCGTAATCGGTGAAGCTGGCAAGGATCTCCTGCCCCTGAAGAATAACGGTAATCGGTTTGGACATAATCGGTTTACACAAAAGGGCGGGCAGCGGTTAAGCCACCCGCCCCAGAGTTTAGAAACTACTCAGCAACGATGCGGATGCCCATTTCGGTGCGACCCGCTTGCACTCCATATAATATACCAAAGGAGTATACCAAATTTGCAGTTAGGTTGTCGTAGAAACGGCGGAACTGGACCGGAAGGTTCAGGCCGGGGACGACAACGTCAGCGATCTCCGTGCCCATCTGCTGTGCGCCGGAAGCGTCAACGCGGCGGGCTGCCATCAGGAGCGCGGACTTGTGGAACACAAACCCCCCAAGGCCCTGCCCGTTTGCGTCAGCGAGGTCGGACTCGTAAACGTCAAACCCAGCAACGCGGGGAATGAAGCCTTCGGTCTTTTCGCGGATGAAGCCGGGGAACTCTGCGCTGTTCAAGCTCTTCACGAGGCTCGCAAAGTAGGTCGGGTTCAGCACAACCGCACGGCCCATCTGAGGAGCGCCAGCGGCGTTTAGCGAGGCGCGGAGGTCAGCAAGGTCGTCCCGGTTAAAGTTGCCAGCATTAATGCCCACGCTGTTGAAATTGCTCGATGTAACGAGGTTCCACAGATCGCCAAACATCTTTGCGCCGGTAGCCTGCAAAGCGGGCTCCACGAAAAGCTGGTTGAGGTCGATGGCGGACTTGCTGCGCTCCAGATCGTTGAACCCGTAAGGGAACCCGAAGAAGTTGGAAAGCGTGATGGTCTTCGCGACAGTTTCCACACCCTGGGGGCTGTATCCGCCGGAAAGGTCCACGGCAGTCGGCTTGACGGGGTAACGAGTCGTGACGGAAGCGCCTGCGGCAGAGATGTCTGAGGAGAAATCAACGGCAATCGAATTTAGCGGCGCAAACAAATTTTGAAGCGCGGGGAGCGATTCCTGTGCGATGGCAGCGAGGTTGACCCCCGCGATGGTATTGGACATAATGTTATGTTTGTGTGGGGTTTAACTAGCTGAGTTTCAGCGTGGCTTTGTGCTGCGCGTAAAAAGCGTTGCGAGCCTCGATTGGGAGGCTGCTATATTCTGCCCAGAGTTCCGAAACGGACTTGGTGGCAGAGACTTGCTCGGACTGAATTGCCACGGGAGCAACTCCCAGATTAGCAACGATGGCGTTTGCCTTCGCGGAGGCGTCAGCTTCGGACGCTTTCAATGCGTCGAGTGCTTTTGCCAGATCGAGATTATTTGCGTTTGCAACGTCCAGTGCGGCGGAGAGTTCAGCGGCGCGGGACTTAAGAGCGTCGAAAGTTGCCACCAGTGCGGTGTGCTCTGCGCTCAGTGCGTTAAGCGCGGCCACGTCTGCCTGCGCGGCAGATAGCGCGGCCAGCGCGTCGGTCAGGGTGTTAGGAAGATTATCCATCTACCTACCCGAATCGGGACAAGTAAAAGCCCCTCTCCGGGAGAACAAACCAGAGAGGGGCTAACGAATGAACCAAGAACAACTAAGCCCCAACCATACCAATCAGTGCTTGGTAAGCAAGCTCTTCCGTCCCGATGTCGTCGATGAGATTGCCCAGCTTTGCACGCGGCGCGAGGTAAGCGGCGCCGGTCATGTACTCGTCGGAGACGCGGCGGTTGCGGAGGACGTTGCCACGGAACTGGTCGAAAGAATCGTCCACGAGCTGTTGCAAACTGGCTCGCTGTGCGGGACTCAGAGACGGCCCCATGCCTGCACCTTTAAGAGGTCCCGAGGTGATCGGCTCCCAGCTTAGTCCCTGCGCTTCGTAAGCGGCGGACTGATCGAGCCAAGGAATGATCGTGCCGATGCTGCCCCACGTTGAGCCCACAGAGCCATACACCTTGTCGCAACTCACGGCGATGTTATACGCGGCGCTGCACGCCGTGTCGTTGCTGTAGGCTACAATCGGCACCTTGAGAGCTTGTATCAAATCCACCACTTCGGAACAGCCGGTGCAGTTGCCGCCGGGGGAGTTGATCTCCAGCATGATCCCGCGCACGTTGGCCTCGACGGCCTCCTCGATGTCCTCAGAGATCCATTCGTAGTCCCACGCACCGCAGCAGGCTTCGAGCGCGGAAATCCCCTTGGCGAGAGTCCCGTCGATGCAGATGTGAGCAATGCCCTGCCCGTCGATCTCCATCTCTTCCCGCTTGTTCATCATTCCGGCCATCTTCTCATACTCGTCCCCGTTGGCGCGGACCAGTCGGCCTTCCACTAGCTGCCGGACTGCTGCGTATCCGCCGGGGGTGATTAACCACGGACGGAAGAAAACTTGCTCAATGACGCGCTGGAATTTCATTCGGTGGGGATGGTTGTCGGCGGATTGCCGTTGGGAGTCAGGAGTCCAAACACATCGCGGCTGAGTCCCGAGCGTTGGACGCGCTTGTTGATCTCCAACTCCTCGCGTTCGACTTCGTCAAGGTGCTCCTCGAGGGTCTTGGAACCACTGGCAAGAATGTCGGTCATGCTGCGCATCCCAGCGCGGTAGGCTTCGATTGCGTCGCGTGATGCGTAGCCGCTGTCAGCGGTTAGCCTGGCAGGCTCGGTAAAACGGAACTGGTAGGCGCCCCCACGAGAAGCATCGGCGCCGGTGTAGGGAGGAAGGATTCCCAACTCAACAAAGCGGGCAATGGCGAACGCGCACCGGCGCTTGCAAAATGCCGCTAGGTAAGCGTGTCTCTCTGAAGTGACTCGGTTGACCTGTTCGAGCACGATCCGAGCAGAGGCTCCACCGAGTCGGGACATGTCCCAGCCAAATTCAGGCGGCCATTGAGCCGCCAGTAGTGCGTTGCGGATGAGGCGTTCCTGTAGCCGGTCCTGCGCTTCCGTCGGAATCTTGGCGTCAATTTGATTGATCGACTCGCCAGCGTTGGCGGTCAGATATTCAATCCGGCCTCCTGCCATGGGAGTGATCCTCAACCCTGGCCCACACTGTGGCACGTTGTTCTCGGAAAGCGCCTGGTAAGCATCAGAAGCATCAGCCATGCCTTGCTGGTTGGTCACCAAAAGCCCTATCTTCGCAGCCATCCGAGAAGCGGACTGAATGTCATCGCCTAGATCCTTGAGTGAAAGTAGGTCGCGGATGGCAGGAGCAAACGCACTGATACCCCGAACTTGGTCCACCTCGCGGGGATCCATTGTCAGCATACACGCCTGGGCGGGAATGTCGCGATCCTCGGACCCATCAGCGGCTTCACCTAAAACACGATAGGCCACTGCGCGGTTTGTCTTTGAAAGGATAACGCCGTTGTAAATTTTCAACCCACGGTAGCGGCCAGACTCCAAAACGCCCTCGTCATTGCGACTACCAATCTGGTGCCACGGGACCTGCTGCAACTGCGGGTAGCCGCTGGTGCTGGTTGTCAGGATCGTCAGCAGATCCCCTTCGCGGTCAATGGCGGTGGACTCCAGTCGCAGCCCTTCCCACCAGCTTTTGCCATCGAGGTAGGCAATCTGGAACCAGTCGAGCAAAACGGCCTCGGCCTGCTTCCCCCACTCTTTATCGGCACCGACAAAAATTGGTCGCATTGCCATCCCAACAGACAGCATGCTCTTTTGGTCGATGGCGGCATTTACGACCCCTGTATTCCAATACAATTTGCGCGCCGCACTGTTTAGAGTCCTCCACTCGGAAATGTTAAGTTCCTTGGAAATACTCTGTGTGTGAGTCCTCCAATACGGTTCACCCCACACGCCCCCTTCAATAAGCCGCTGCCTGCGGTAAGAGTCGTACGCGCCCTGTACCTTTGGGCCCTTAAATCCCATCAAGGTTTTGAGTTTGTCAAAAAGGCTCATATGAAAAACGCCTGCGTGCGGCGGACTGGCGCGCTGATGCCTGCGGCTTTGTAGTTAAGCGCCTGCTGTGCCAGCATTACAACGTCAAGCGGACTGAGTGTGCCGCCCACGTTGAATTGGAACGCGGCGCCGTCGATGGACGATGACACCAGAGAGCTTTTGCCAGCCAGCACCAAATCGAACTTGCTCGCCACGATGGCACGCAACTCTGCCACGTCCCGCGCGAGGAAAACTTGAAGCAGGAGCTTTTGATCAGGAGCCATCTACTTGACGCCTTCGGGACAAGGAAAAGCCCGGACATCCGCACACGCGGAGCCGGGCACTAATTTCCGTTGCCTCACCCAGTCGCCCCTTTCAGGGTGATGGTTGAAAGAGCACGCTACTCTGTCGCGGCAGGCTCGTCAACCTCTGGTGCAGTGCTCACCATGTCGGGCAGGATCCCGAGTATCTGGGCGGCGAGCACGTTCATGGCCTCCGCGTCCCACATATGGTTTGGGCGCCCCGTAGCGGTCCACCGCAGGCGGGTCTTCTTGGTGCGTTTGTCAACGGTAGCACGTTTGCGCTCCGAGTTAAGGTGCCGGACGTACTCGGGCGGAGCGTCCTGTGGAAATTCCCACACCGGCGAGCCAGTGTTCCGCAGGTTAGCCAAGATGTCTTTGATGGGATCGCTGGCCCAATAGAAAAAGGTGACGAACACCCGCTTGCCGTTGCTGTCCCGCGTAGTCGGTGCCACCACCCGATCAGGCGCAGAGTAATACCGGCGAATCGGTTTCCCATCCGGCCCACGCACGGTAAATTGGTCTTCCGCTCGCCCGATTAATGCGGTCCACCCGTACCGTGCGCAGGTGTCATAGATCCGCCCATGAAACGAGTTGCCCGCGTCCAGTAGCGTGCGCTTGTCTGGCACCTTTAACCTAGTCTGGATCTCACGGAGCTGGTCCACGGTCAGGATCTTTCCCGCCCAGAGTAGGCGAGAGTGCCCGTCTTTGAGCCAGACGCGGACGATCCCCCAGAAGTGATCCTGCTGGCAGTCCACGGTAAAAACTCTGGCAGCCTCCTCGGGCATTGGCCGGCCATCCTGCCATTCGTTCACGAAATACTCTGCGGCCTCGAGTTCCAGCGCGGGAAGTTCTTCCTCCGCTTTCCAAGGCTGCGCGAGGCGTTGCATGCGGAAATCCTTAGTCGGCTGGAGAACCCCGAGGTGCCGAGCATCGGAAGCCTGGCACCATTGAATCACGAGATCGCTCCAGCGGATCCAATAGACCGATTGCGCCGAGACGCGGCGGGAGCGGTAGCCTTCAACGTGGTCATTCCCCTCGCTGATCCACTCACTGCGCTGGGTCAGTGCCCGACGTGCTGCCATTGTGTCAGGAGTGACGTGCTGGCAGTGCGGGCACTCATGGCGCACTGATTTGACAAGTTCGCCCCAGTTCCACTCGCCGTTGGCGTTCTTGGCCTCGTCGTATTTGATGTCTACCCACTCGGGCTTGACCCACGCCTCGCAGCCGGGGCAGCGGTGGCACCAGGTAAACTCTTCGCCAGATCGCCACTCCTCGCTGAGTTGATGCGGTTCCTCATAGCTTTGAGAAGTCAGGAGCGCGTAGCCGTTCCAGCGGTCATGCAACCGCTTTTTGAACTGCGTAATTAGGTCCGAGTATTGCCAACACTCGTCGAGAAACAAAGCCTGCACACTCTTTTCCTGCGCGTTGCTGCTGTTTGCGCCCCCGAGCATTAGCGGCATGTGTGCGAAATAGATTCCGTCCTTTTTGGTGTGATGCCTGCTTGTTGGCATCAACCCTTTGAGCGGTTCGCACGCGTTGATAACCGGCAGCAGCCTAGTCGCCATCCATTCGGCGCTGGTCTGGTCGGTCTGCGTGATCGAAAGCATCGGCCCCGGTTGTTGCGCCACTGCCCAGCATACCAAGGCTTCGAGTGCGGTTGATTTGCCTGCGCCGGTGCAGGCTTGCACGAAGGTTTGGCGGCAGGTCGGATCCGCGAAGTCGTGAATCACGGCGTTCCACCAGGGCGCGGTGCTGCGGTCGAAATGGGTCGAGCGGGACGAGTGCGGGAAACGCACGTTTTGCTCCAGCCAGTCGAGCGGGTCACCGGAATAGGCGAGGCGGACTCCAGCGCGAGCGCCGTCAAGGAACGGATTCATAAGCCCTCGATGGAATGGCGAGCGTTCGCCTTGAGTAGTTCAATGCGAGCCCGCAGTTTTGGTTGGATGTCGGCCTCGGTCAATCCGGCCAGTTGTCCAGGCAGGTCGCCAACCAGCGCGTCAAGTTCCGAGCACCAAACAGAGACGATCCGCGTTGCGGTTTCTCGCATTTCATCCACCGGCACCAGTTCGCCTTTTTCGCGGGCAATGATAATGGAGAGCCTTTCAATCTCTTTCGCCAGCTTCTGGGTTCTGGCTTCTTTGTAGTCGAGCACCGGCTCGGCAGGCTTTGCCGTGTTCGGCGGCTCTGGCTTTGGCTTGGCAAGCGGCGGCTCTACAATTCTGTCGGCGGTGTAGGCTTTGCGCCATGCTTCCTGCTCTTCAGTAGACCAATCCCTGTTAAACCCTTTCCTCTCCCAATACTGCACCGCAGAAGTGTTTACGCCAAAATGCTTGGCGACTTGGCTATATGACGTGCGTTTATTCTGGTTTGCCACGCCCCAGTTGTAGACCTAGGCAACATTTGCCGTCAATACCCTACCGGCCAAGTGTACAATGGGCACTTTTTGCCAATTGCACAAAAAAGGAGCACGCGTCCTTGACCTCAC